GCTGGTGCTGATCCGATGGGCGCAATTGGCGGCCGCGTATCTGATTACTGGGTGCGAGCTTCTCAAAAAATGCTTCTTGGTATGTTGGATGGCGTATTCGCTGACAACCAAACAAATGATGCAGGAGATTTAATCCTTAATATTGCATCTGAAGCAGGTAACACAGCGACAGACGCAAATAAAGCAAGTGCGATAGCGGTATTAGATGCTGCGCAACGTCTTGGCGATGCGAAAGATAAATTCACAGCAATTGCTATGCATTCCGTAGTTCACACGAACTTACAGAAACAAGGATTGATTGAATTCATTCCTGATAATGCGGCTGACGTAGGTTGGGGAACATACCTCGGCAAGACTGTTATCGTAGATGATGGTCTACCAGTTACAAACGGTTCAACAAACGGCTACAAATACACAACTTACCTATTTGCTGCTGGTGCGGTTGGTTATGCGGAAGGTCTTCCTAAAGTTCCAACTGAAACAGACCGTAACTCCTTGAAAGGTGAAGATATCCTAATCCACAGACGTAAGTTCATCATGCACCCACGTGGATTCAAATGGACAGAAGGTGCGGTTGCAGGAAACTTCCCTACAGTTGCTGAAATGGCGAACGCTCTTAACTATGATCGTATCTACGACAAGAAGAAAGTTCGTATTGTAAAAATGGTAACGAACGGGTAGTTTTGGTATAATATAACTGCGGGATAGGTCGACGGACCGAAAAGCGGAAACCCAACCGCCTGCCCTTGATAATATATTGGGTGATAATCTGGGGAGGTTATCAATATGAGAACAAAAGTATCGCTCGATATCGCAAGATGTGCATTCCAAGAGAGAGGATACACTTTATTGGAGAAAGAGTATAAAAACGCTCGCACTCCACTTAAGTATCAGTGTCCGAACCATCCGAATGAAGAACTTCAAATTTCGTACGACAATTTGAAGAAGGGCAGAGGATGCAAGCAATGTGGTAGAGAACGAACAACAGCCGCAAGGAGAGTTTCGTATGATGTTGTAAAAGAAGTGATTGAAAAAGCAGGATATAAACTGCTGACAACATCATATAAAAACAATAAACAGAAACTCCGAGTTGTCTGTGATAATCATGGAATATTCGAAAGTGATTATTCACATTTACAGCAAGGGAACGGTTGTCCTAAATGTAAATCTGAAAAACTTAGTCAGATATTCAGACATGATATTTCAAAAATTAAAGATGTTTTTGAAGAAAAAGGATATGTCTTATTAGAAACAGAATATCGTAATAATCTTCAGAAGTTGAGATACCTTTGCTCAGAACATCCAGACAAAAACCTTTCGATAAGTTACGCTAATTTATCAAAAGGTGTAGGATGCCCGTATTGCGCTTCATCTCACGGAGAGGGTGCAATTGAAAACTTCCTAACAAGTCGCGGTATTCATTTTGAAAAAGAGTGCAAACTTGATGGGTGTATGGATAAACGACTTTTACCTTTTGATTTTGCTGTGTTTTCAGACTGTCGAACTATACTTATAGAATTTGATGGGAGACATCATTACGAACCTATACAGTATTGGGGTGGCGAAGAAAACTTAAGAGAGGTACAAAGGCGCGATGCCATCAAAAATGAATTCGCTGAACAAAACGGTTATAAATTGATTAGAATTCCGTATTGGGATTTAGATAATGTTGATGGGATTTTAAATAAAGAACTTTTAAGCATCCTTTAAGGGGTGCTTTTTTATTTGGAGGTGTACGCAATGGGTGCAACTACCTTTTATTTATTAGAGCTTGAGTTGAAGCGTAAGCAAGAAGAAGCTCAGAAACAGCAAGAGCAACAGAAAGAACAATCAGAAGAGAAACCGAAACGCAAGAAACAAGAAAAGTAGGTGATAGAAAATGCCTATCACAACGTTAGATAAAGTAAAACCATTCTTGGATATCTCTGAAAGTGATACCACGAAGGACGAGAAATTATCCTTGCTCATTGAACTTGTAGAGGATTGGATGAAAGGTTATACAAACGATTCCTTTACGGATGCAGACGATAACCCTGTTTATCCTGCTGGTTATGAGCTTATCGCACTCAAGATGATTGCTTACAATCTTGATCAAAACGGGAATAAAGCCAGTGAATCGCTTGGTAACTATTCCGCATCCTTTCTAACTGACTATCCAAAGGATATCACCAGAGGATTGAAGAGAAAGGTGAAATGGTCATGATCGGCGGCATGATTCGAAAGTTCGGTAAGGATGTGACAGTCCAACGAAAGGTAACTAATGAAGATGGAGCCTATTCTACAGAAACATGGGAACTGAAGTTTCAAACAGTCGGCGTACTTGATGCGATTCGCGGTACCAAAAATGCGAAGTATGACCAAGTGAATGAGCAGAGCACACATTTTCTGTATGTATACCCTTGTGATATCACGATTGAAGATAGGGTTCTGATCAATAACAAAGTATACAACGTCACCTATCCTGATGATCCGATGAACGCAGGAGAATTTCTTCAAGTGGAATTGGAGTTGCAACCATATGGGGTTTGAATCCAATAAAAATGAGATGTTAGCACGTAAACGTTTAGCAACTTTGCGTACACTGAAGACAGTTGGTGAGTATGGCGAAGGGCAAGTTAAACTCTTAACTCCTGTTCAACTTGGAGCTTTAAGGGATTCTTATACACATCAGGTGGAAGAAGCTCGCAAGGCTGTTATCTGGGGAACAAATCAAGAGTATGCACCTTACGTTGAAAAAGGAACAGGCCGCTATGCAGAAGACGGTGACGGTCGCGACACTCCTTGGACGTATCAAGATCCAGAAACAGGACAGTTCATTACTACCGTAGGGCAACAACCACAGCCGCATTTACGTCCTGGTATCGAAAATAACAAACCCACGATTAAAGCTATTATCAAAAATAACATGAAAGTGTAGGAGGGTACCATGGATACATTTATCAATTTCCTCCTAACTGAATTACGAAAGGTTCATACGCGAACGTATTACCGTATGGCCCCTGCTGGTACGCAGATGCCTTATGCGGTGTTCACATTCCCACCAGGGACGCAAGATGAGCACAGAGAGGACTTCTCTCTTGAGATTAACATTTGGGGTACCACCAAGGAATTAAAAGACGTAGATAAGCTACCAAAGGTGTTTAAAGATGCGTTAAACCGTATGCAAGCAAATGAAGCAGGATTTACCACTCGCCTAAGCTATCTTAACACTTTGCGTGTTCCTGATCCTGATATTAATATCGAGCGCAGAGAAGTTCGTTTTATATGTCAAACATATTGGAAATAGGAGGGGTATTATATGACAGCAGTACCAAATCCAGAGAACATTGTTTTTGGTGAAGGTGTTTTTTACGGCAATTACGCTGAAACGGATGAGTTTCCATTAGGAGCTACACAAGGCGGTGGAACCTTCACTTATTCCCCGGAATTTAAAGCGATTGAGTATGACGGCTCTCGCGGTGATACAAAGGGAATGAAGCGTATCATTACTTCACAAACGCAAATGAAAGTAAAGGCGCTTGAGTTGTTTGATACAGATAAGATTGCAAAACTTATCCCTACTGCTTCATTAGGAACTGAAACGTTAGATGCAAAAACATACGATGCACTTACAGTATCGGAAACGGTAGAGGATGCGGATTATCTGAAAAACATTGCGTTTGTAGGAAAGAAAGCAGACGGAAAAGAAATCATCATCATTATGTACAATGTACTGCCTGACGGCGCTTTAGAAGCTACATTGGAAGCGAATAGTGAAGTAGTTCCAGAGCTAACACTAACTGCTCACCGTGACCGCGCAACACCTAACGTTGTACCATTTAAAATTCTATTAGGGCAATAAAGAGTAGGGGAAACCCTGCTCTTTTTATTTGTATAGGAGGGGTAATAATGGCGATTACCATTAACGGAAAAGAACATGTGGTTCGTAAGTTGAAAGCAAGAGATATCCCGGCTGTATCTCGCATCTTGAAAAAGATGGATTTAAAGATGGATTTTAAAGACCTGATGAGCGGGGCGGGGGATACAGAAGCGGCGCAAAAAGCACTAGGGGCTGAATTCGTGCTCCGGATATTGACGAGTATCGGAGAAGCAGAGGAAGAACTATTCGCGCTGATCGGCAATTTAATCAACATTCCTGCAAGTGAAGCGGCTGACTTGGAGATTGAAGAGTTAGCGGAAGTGTTAAACGAGATTAAAGATAAGGCTGGCATTTCTGGTTTTTTGAAACTGTTTGGAACTTCGATGAAATAGCAGTATATGATCTACTCTTGCATCGTTACCACCAAGTGGATTTCGTGATGGAATTGGATATGGAGCAAGGGATACAACTCATTCGTAAAGCGAAAGAGGAAGAAGATCGGCGGTTATTGTGGGAAGAATGGCTCATGTTACGTCCTCACATGACAGAAGGAAACGTCCTCTCGTTTGATAAATTTTACGAATCTCGAGCGCAGCCAATTACCTTGAAACGAAAAAGCAAGGCGCAACTCCTCCAAGAAGCAGAGGAAAGACGAAAAAAACTCCAGAGGGGGTGATTTTTTGGAGGTTTTTAAATTATGGGGCTCACTCTTTTTAAAGGACGAAGAATTTGACCGCGATATAGACCAAGCGGAACGAAAAGCAGATCGAGCAGCTAAGAATATCGACAGTTCTTTTCAGCGTATCGGGCAACGGTTAACGTCGTTAGGGCGCGGTATTGGTAAGTACGTAGGTGTTCCGATAGCAGCATTAGGATTAACGGCAGCTGGTGGCGGTCCGATGGTTGCAGGGGTTGCGGCATTAGGAGCAACCTTTGCTGCGGCTGGTGTAGGTGTAGCGGCATTTGGAGCTGTGGCAATCCCTACACTTAGTAATATATTCGAGAAGCAAACAGCGATCGAAGAAGCACAAAAGAAAGTAAACGAAGCGACAACCGAAAAGGAAAAAACAGCTGCTCTCAAGGAATTGGAAGCGGCTTATTCTGGTTTGAGCGAAAAACAAAAAGAGTCGCTAAAAGCATTACAGGACTTCAAGTCGTTTTGGAGTGGATTTGCAAAAGAATTTGAGAGCCCTGTTTTAGATATATTCACGAAATCACTAACCGCGCTAAAAGGTGTGTTAGAACCGATGAGGAAGACTATCGGCGAAACAGCCGCCGCGATTGGTTCATTGATAGATAGTTTCAATCAAAATCTGAACGCACAGCCTGTAAAGGATTTCTTCACATTCTTAGGGGATTCCGCCTATGAACGAACAAGAGCGTTTGGGTTTATGTTCGGCAATGTGATGCGTGGGATTATGGGGTTAATCGTTGCGTTTGACCCAATCGCCGCAAGTATGGAGAATAGTTTAGTTAACATGACCGCTTCATTTGCGAGATGGGCAGAGAATTTACAAAACTCACAAGGGTTCCAACAGTTTATTGACTACGCACGAACGAATGGCCCTGTCTTAATGGATGTATTCAAGAATATCGCGAAAATCATTGGTGATGTGATTGTGGCATTTGCTCCATTAGGAACGATTGTTTTAAGTGCATTGGAATCTATAACCGCTAAAATCGGGGAGTTTTCGCCACAACTTACCGATATCGTAAACAAGGCAATCGATTTCGGAAAGGCAGTCGCAGAACATTGGACTCCTATCCAACAAACTATCATTAGTTTAGGTGCTGCAGTCGGCTCATTCCTTGTCATTATGAAAGGGTTGAAAATCATCGGTATGATTAACACACTCATTGCAGCTTATCGAGCTGGAACACTCGCGGCAACACTCGCGCAATGGGGATTAAATACAGCAATGTTAGCAAACCCGGTGACATGGATTGTGGCTGCAATCGCTGCATTGATTGGAATTGGTGTGTTACTTTACCAAAACTGGGACGTTATCAAAGCAAAGGCTCTTGAATTATGGCAATGGATGGGTGTAGCGTGGGAAGGTATCAAAGCAGGTGTAACAATTGCTTGGGGTATGATTGTAAGCTACCTAAAAGGTGTATGGAATGACATTTCTAGCGCGATAATGACCGGGTGGAATGCTGTGGCTAACTTCTTGCAAAGTGCATGGAGTGGAATCGTTAGTGTAGCGACAGCTATTTGGGATGGTTTAAAACTATTCTTCACGTTCTTATTCCTTGGTATCCAATCCATTTTCATCTCTGCTTGGAACATCATTACTGGTGTATTGGGTGGTATTTGGAATGTAATTGTAGCACTTGCGACAGCTATTTGGGATAACTTACTCAAACAATATTTTGTTGCCGCGCTAAATTATGTGCAGGGTGTATTCTCGAGTGCGTGGAACGCGATAATGTCCGTACTGACAACCGTTTGGGGAGTTATTAGCGCAGCGGCGCAGGCGATTTGGGGAGCCATTCAAGCATATTTTACCTTCATGCTTAACTTGTATATAACTATCTTTACAACCGTATGGAATGTTATTTCTTCCGTATTAACAACTGTATGGAACGCAATAAGCGTAGCGGCGGCCGTTATTTGGGGAGCTATTCAAGCCTTCTTTACTATGTGGCTTAATGGTATGCAAATAATCTTTAGTGCAGTATGGAATGCAATAAGTGCAGTAGCAAGCGCAGTGTGGAACGCAATAAGCAGCGCGTTGCAGGCTATTTGGAACGCATTAAAGGCAGCAGCAAGTGCCGTATTCAACGCATTAGCAAGCGCCTTAAACGCAATATGGAATGGCATAAGTAGTGCAGCAAGCGCAATATGGAATGGTATAAAATCAGCTATTAGCAGCGTATGGGAAGGTATTAAATCAGCAGTCAGCAGCGCAGCCCAAGCTGTTTGGAATACCGTTACACAAAAGTTTAACGCAGTAAAAGAGGC